GTAGCTCTTTCTGCAAGACTAAACTTACCTGATGTTTCCCATGCGGATTGTAGCTCTGAGCTACTACCGCTTCCTACTGACCAAGCAGCGTTGGATAGTAGGCTCTGCCATAGGAACCAGTCTGCTAATGGTTGGGAGTTTCCGGTTGCTGTTTCTGAGCCAGCACCTGATGTGTTAATGACCCCTGTAGGTCTTAAATATGTTTGGAAGCTCCATTCAACTGGGTTGATAGCGGTGTTGAAGCGCTGGGTGGAGCGGTCTGGTGTATCACCAGATTCTAATGAAGTAATGTCTTGTGTTGCTGACGACTGACTTGCGGCATAACCGGCGAGTACCTCTACTCTCCAAGTGTTAGACGAAGTTAGTGCTGTTGCTGCAGCTCCGCCAGCTAGGTCAACTGTAGACATATAAACTTCAGAGTTTCTTTGAAGGTTTAATGCTGTAGCCATTTTAAGCTGTCTCCTTTAATTGTCAAATATTTCAAAACGAGTATTTAGAAATATTTCGGCTATTCCATACGGTTCTAATAGCCCTGAATCTGTTAAGATTTCTTTAATTGTAATATCTTGAACTTGTATTTTCGTATCAAACTTGAAGTTGTAAACAACGTGCTCAATATCTTGTATTATGTCGTTAATTTGTTGTTGAGGGTCTTGCCCATAAACATAACACCTAACTGTAGTAGTAACGATACTCTCCGTTAGTTCTTTAGTATTATATATCCGCTGCTCAAGACCAGAGGTTATATAAACACTAGGAAAGTCGTTTATTTCGTCTATAAATTTAAAACCTTTATACGCATTTAGGTGTATATCCGACTTAAATTCATACGATGGAGAGTAAGGAGACGAGCTACCGTTTATTTGTCTCAGGCAACGAACTATCTCGTCGGTTATAAGTCTGCGATTAGACATCTCTTTATTTCTTCCTTAAGTATAACATGCACCTTTTTAAATGGCAAATATTATTTTTTCAAATTATAGATTGTGTATTTTTACGAAGTATAAAATCCTGCCCGAGTCTTTCTTTAGCTATATCTCTAATAGACCGTTCTACTAAATCATCTACTTGATAACCATATTTTTCTAAGCTGCTGTAATACGGCAAATAGAAATAATCTATAATCCTACTATTCATATTAGCCACAGCTTCTATACTGCTACGAAAAGTACCGCTTCTTTCATAAATATTAGGAGGTGTCGGGTTACCTTGGCCTCTTCTCATTTTTAGTCTAGTCCTACCACGCACTAAAGTAGTTATATCTATTATAGACAACTGGCTAGGTTCTTTTTTAGCTTTAGGATATGAAATATTAATTGAGGAAGCAATTACACTGCCTTTAGCATAGTTTGCGCCTACAGATATTTTATATCTTTTTAATATCTTGAATACATCTAGAGTAGCTTGAGCGTAGTCCTTGGCTAGTGTAGTGGACTTTTGTTTTATATTAGATTCCATAAAGCTTTCAACGGAGTTGAGCAGATTAGAGGATAATATATCATCGAATATATTGTCTGATGCCTCTCTAAAAGCCTTATTAAGTACGGAGTCTGGTATTTTTAAGTTTACCAGTATTTTATCGTTAGAGAACTTTAAGTCTACAAACGAGTTGGCACTTGAAAAAAGCTCTTTGCTTTTAAATGTAAGATTACCTATTAATACAGTACTGTTATTAATAGCTACAGGTATGAATACAGATTTTGCTTTTAAGAATAAGTTTAGTCTGAGAGCTTTAACAAAAGGTTTTAATAGTGGGTCAGCTGATGAAGGGTTATCTAAGTGAGATTTCAATAAGGCTAAATTATTACTATACGTAGCATAAAACTTGTCCGCCGTATCGTTATTAAAAGTTTTTGTCAGTTGGTTCTTACCTCTAAAACCGACCGTTAAGCTAGTTGGTGCTCCTGCTTTAATACCTACACCTGTGGTAGTTATCTTAATTCCCCCTGAAAATCCTATTATACCCTTACGAGTTGAACCTTTTAAGCTAGTACCTGTTTTTAGCTTTTCTAATGCAGAACTGCTAAACTCAGGTACTATAGCTTTAATCTCTGCTACAAGAGATATGCCTTTAGGATTAGAGCTAACTAAGTCTGGAGAAGCCCCAAATCCAGATAGAGTAGGTACTATTGACATACCTAGGCTTTTAGCAGTATACTGTTCTACCTTACTAGCTATAGTACTAGCAGCCGAATTGATTGCGGTCTCTATATCATTACTAGCTACGCCTTTAGCCCTTCTATTTTGTAGTGTTCCTGCCAGGGAAGATAGTAGATTAAATCTCCTCACTGACTTACTAAATTCCGCGCTCTGTACAAGTTTGTAGCTAAATTCCATTAACCAACCAACCTATATAGATTTAACACTCTTCTAACTTGAGGAGGAAAATCATCTACGCTGAGTTTATAGTTTTGAGAGCTTTCACCTTGAAAAGAAACTCTGTCTGAACCGCTTCTTCCTTTGTATATAACCTTAACCATTTCAAGAACAGCTAGTTTTAGATCGTCTGGTACTGCGGAATATCCACCATTATATATAACTCTTACGCCATTAGGATAGTTTCTAAACTTAAGTGGCCTAAAGAAACCGAGTTCTGGTGTTCCGCCGCCATCACCACTATCAAAATTAATTTCTCCGGTTATTTTGTAGAAAGCGTATTGATTTACCGTTCTAGATAAATCCATAAACGAATTAGTGTTGTTAGAACCATCAAACCTTATTAGTAGCTTAGTTGAGGAATCTGCTGCTGGAGGATACTGATAAGTGTTATACGCACTAGTATACTTAGCGTCGTGAGTTACTCGTATATTATCTAGATAGCCGGTTACTACTACGCCTATGTCTACCCCACTACCGTAATTAGGTATATTAACGGAGTTACTAGTTGTAGTAAGAATAGAGCCTTCTCTAGCTAGGTAAAAACTGGTGTCGTCTCTTGTCACTGCTAGATGATAAAACTGATTTGCAGAATATCCAGTAACGTTACTTTGTCTTACGTTGCAAGTTTCGGTCCCATTATCTACAACTTTAAAGTATAATCCGTTATTAGCAAAGTCTACTCCAAAATCCCAATAGTGTGTTGTGTTTCCACTCTTCATTAAAGATTGAGTTCCAGATATGGCATCGAATCGAGCGTACATTTCTATAGTAAAGTCGTCTACTCCTAAGTCCCAATCTTCATTAGAACTAGCAGTTAAATAACTAGCGCCGTCTAGTCTTAAACTAGATCTTCCAAACTTTTTTACACGAGTTTTTACTGTGGGATTTCCAGTATAGGAAATAGCATGAGCTTGACCTTCTTTTATTATAGGCTGTCCGCTAGCATCAGGACCTCCAAGTAATAAATAGTCATTACCGTCAAAATGAGCAACTTCGCTTACATAGTTTATAGGTGGATTGGCAACGAATACACTGGCCCTGCCGCCGTCAAAATACTCAGTATAGGTATTCGCTAGAAATTCTCTTCCGCAGTAAGAAGTTACTAAACTGCTTACTTGTACGGCTATGTTACTAAGTCTTCCGTCTTCGTCAACATTAGCTGGTTTTATGCTTAGGAAGTCCTTTATTTCCGACAGGCTTATTAACTGACTCATTTAGTTTCTCCAATTTATCTTTAACTGAATCAGAAGCTAGTTTTACAGGAGAGGAATCTTTAGCTCCGCCATGTAGTGTGCTCCAAGCCTCTAGCTCTAAGTCTTTTTCTGAAAGTTTTTTATGCTTCTCTATGTCTTCTAAAGAGAAGTAGTTATACGCCCCATTAAAAGAGTGGCCGGCACCAAGATACTCTCTAAACTCTTCTTCAAAAGTTCTATACTTAGCTCTGGCATCTTCTATTAGTTCAATTTTTGTTTGGAAATCCATAATATATTCCTCGTTTGTTCCATGTTTCTATTTCGTATGGGCCGTCTAACGGAGTTAGCTCTGGCCCTTGATTGTATGACTCTGATAATTCACATACTAGTCCTGGTAATCCTTCTAAGTAAAATTTACTGTGCGGATTAAATGTTTTATTTATTAACTTGCTGACTCTTATCCAGAAGAAAGTACCGACATAGCAAAAGTTCTCCCCTATCTCATCTGGAAGAAACCCTTTTTTAGATACCCTACAACTACCAAAAGTATTATATTGCGCGTTTTCAAACGGCATCGTATCTTGAGTGTGCAATGTATTATGAAATAATACGTCGGTCCAAAGGCTAGTTACTTTACCATCCTTACTATCAGGGTGGTATATAACTCCCTTAGAGTGACAGTAGTACAATACTCCGTCTAAAGTTTTTTCTAAAAGCATTGGAAGAGCAATGTCAAAGAATCTAGAAGTCTCTCTTAAAGATTGATCGTTACTTACTTTTATAACGGTATATCCTAATTTTTTTAGAATACTAGATACTGCTTCGTATATGTATAGCTCTGTTCCTACACTAGTTACGGTAGCTATTTTTTCTCCAGTAAATACATGATTATACTTTACTAGATTATCTACTATTTTAAAAACGCTAGGATGGTCCAAGCAATGGATATGGGAAATTATGTGTTTTTTCATGATCACCAAATAAGTAAGGGGGCGGGGCAGAGCCCCACCCCCTAAGAGTTAATTTAAAACTAACTAGCTATTAAGCGCTTGCAGTTGTTACTAGACCTGCATAGGAGTAACGAGCACTTAGAGCAGCAGCTGAAACAGTTGTTAGAGCCTTGAAGTCGAAGCGAGTGCTTAGATACATTGCTGTAACTTGTTGCTGTGGTAGATATTCGCTTTCGATCTCCATTGCGCGACGTTCACCGATGATGAAGCCTGGCTTGTAAACCATAACACCTAGGTTGGAGTCAGCGGCACCAGCAGTATCCATAAATTCAGAGATGAATATTGGAATACCGTAGATAGCGCCAACACTACCTGTTAGGTATGTAGCTTGTGCACCGAACTTGTCTACAGTCTGGAAGTTGGTGTTAGTTACTAGGTTGTTGTAGCCTTCTACGCTAGTTACATAGGCTAGGTTTGAACCTAGAGCTAGACCGTACTTACCTAGGGTTAGACGAGCAGCAGCGATTTGGTCTGGGCCAGCTTTTGTAGTTGTACCAGCAGTCTTAGTAACAAGACCACCAACTGAAGCAGCTAGTTCTACAACACCTTTGATAACAGAGGTATAAGCACCAGCAGCAGTTAGGGCGTTAGATGCACTGAATGCACTTAGTGAACCATCACCACGTAGGATTGCTTTGTCGATACCACGAGCTAGACGACGAGTCGCAGCTTGACGTAGGAAGTCGATTAGTGGAAGAATTGTATCTTCTTCTTCGTCCTTGGCAATGTGAGTTGCAACCATGAACTTCTTTGGTTGTAGTTCTACTGCGCCAATTTGTGCCTGACGGCTAGTTGGTACAGTGGTCCAATCAGTTACGCCAGCGGCGAATGAACCTGATGGGAACTGAGCTACGAAGTCACTTGCATCTTCATCAGCTACTGGAATGCGGAACGACTTGGAGTTTACTTCAACGCGGTTAAACATTGGAGCAACTACTAGTTGTTGCTGCATTTCGTGGTAAACGTTTGTGCTGAAAGCTTCATTTAGATTGCTATCTGTTAGAACAGCTTTCATACGATCACCCATACGTGTATTGAACACGTGCTTGTTTAGTGCTTTTGCTAGGAATATAGCATTTGATTTGTCACGATCAGAGAACTGCTCGTATGAACGGGAGTTTTCTGCATAGTGCATTTTGCTTGTCTGCATGGAGTTTACTTGCTCGCGATAAGCTTTTAGCTGACCTTTTAGTTCGGCTAGTTCTTCCATTACTCGTGGATCGGCTGCACGGCCTGTTTCGTTAGCTACATATTCTGCAGCTTCAGCTCTTAGAACGGCTTCACCAGCCTTTTCTACTAGCTGTGCAACGCGTGGTTCTGCAACAGTGGCAACAGCAGCTTTGGTATCTACCTGGGCTGACGCAGCTTTTGTGCTGATTGTGATTGGATCACCTACGTTTTCAGTAGTCATTTGTTTTTTCTCCTCTAGAGTTTTTTGTATATTATGGCCATATACATTCAGCATAAGATCTCTATTGCTCTCCACTGGAAGGGTCTTTAGAGTCTCTACTACCATACAATTTTTATTAGCTAAATAGAAATGAGAGTCATTCCAATTAGTATAGTTTAGTGTAACTAAGTTTAGTGTATCGTTTAGTATTTTTTGTAGGTTCTTATCGTTTTTAACCTCTTCAGCAGCTTTTAGCTGAAGTAGCTCTATTTCAGACTTACCTACTAAAGACTGGAATTTTGCTATTATTCTACTTTTTTCTTCATCTAAGAATGATTTTTCATTGGTGATTAGTAGCTTTATATCATACTCGCTATCTAAGTCCCACTTGTTTACTATAGTAAGATCTAGAGCATTTACTTCTAAAACTTCTCCTAAAGAAGTACCTGTAGCGTCACACTTTTCAAATACGAATTTAGGATTGTCAGCGGTGGCTATCTTAGCAGTTTTGAATCTTTCACCGTTGATAACTACAAAAGTCTTTTCAGTTATTTTGCTTGTATCTTCGCTTAATAGATTTATAAAAGGAATCTGCTTCATAGGATCTTGCCCAGTAACAGCTTCTTCTTCGTCTTCTATTTCTTCAACTACTTTTGAAGCTTTTTCTTCTTCTACAGCAAACTGACCTTTAAACTCTTTATAAACGTCATCATTCTCAAAACTCTTACGAATAGAGAATAAGGAATTTTGGTTAGCAGGTACGCTTACT